AGCAAGTCAGGTGGTCACTCTTTGAGGAACTGGGGGAATGAATTAGGCTTTCCCAAAGGTGACCACACTGACTTCTCTTGTCTGTCACAGGAGATGATTGACTACTGCATACAGGACGTAGCAGTCACTGAGGCGGTACATAAGCAGCTAGTTAAGGACATGGAGGACTTTTCTCCTGAGTCCATTAAGCTAGAGCATGACGTACAGTGGATTATTCAACAGCAGGAACGTAATGGTTGGGTTTTAGATCAACAATTATCTAATGAATTATGTGCTACGTTTAAGGAAGGCATGTATGCCATTGAGTCCGAACTACAAGAAATGTTCCCGCCCATTGTTGAAGAAAGGATTTCTGAGAAGACAGGGAAAAGACTTAAAGACAAAGTTACAGTTTTCAATGTTGGGTCCAGACAACAGGTTGCAGAACGACTTGCAACTAAGGGTGCGGTCTGGAATCAACAAACGCCGAACGGAAAGCCTGTTGTCGATGAGAAGACGCTTAGAGAGAATGAACATGTCCCGGAAGCAGCAAAAGTTCTGGAGTACCTTACTCTTCAAAAGCGATATGCACAGGTACATTCTTGGTTAGAAGCTGTTGAGGACGACGGCAGGGTCCACGGTCGCGTCATTAGCAACGGTGCAGTCACTGGACGCATGACCCACCAGAGTCCCAACATGGCTCAAGTACCTGCCAGTCATAGTCCCTACGGTACGGAATGCCGTACGTGTTGGACAGTCCCTGACGGTAAGAAACTCGTAGGTTTTGATGCTAGTGGCCTTGAGCTACGCATGTTAGCCCATTACATGGACGATAAGGAGTTTACTAATGTCCTCCTCACCGAAGATATTCATACAAGAAATCAAATGGCTGCAGGGTTGGAAACAAGACCTCAAGCAAAGACTTTCATCTACGCTTTCCTCTACGGTGCAGGAGATGCCAAAATTGGATCTATCGTTGGAGGAAGCGCAAGAGACGGTGCGGATCTTAAACATAGATTTCTACGAAATACACCTGCTCTTAACAGTTTACGAGAACGGGTTGGTAGAGCTTCTGGGAGAGGCTTTCTCAGAGGACTTGATGGAAGAAGACTTAGAGTCAGATCCGAACACGCTGCATTAAACACATTATTACAAGCTGCCGGGGCCATCGTTATGAAGAAGGCCCTTGTCATCTTGGATGAGTACGCTAGTCAATGGGACTTGGACTATAGATTTCTAGGTAACATACATGATGAGGTTCAAGCCGAAGTGGTCACTAACCAAGCAGATAAGTATGGGTGGTTGGCTGTGGAATGTTTAAAGGCTGCGGGGGTGGCCTTTGACTTACGATGTCCTCTGGACGGAGAATACAAGGTGGGTACTACATGGGCGGAGACTCATTAACGGAACAACTAAGTTTTATACCTGAAGATGATTATGAAGTAAAAGGAGATAGTAAAGTCTGCATCAAGTGTAATCGTGATTTGCCACTTTCTTTTTATTCCAAAAATTCAGGAAGGCCTTACTTGAGAAGTGAATGTAAACAATGTAATTATAGCTTACAAAAAATCAGAGATAGACTGAGAAAGAATCAATCTTATCCTGATGAAGATTACAAATGTCCTATCTGTTTAAGAGGAGCTTCAGAAGTTAAAGGACAAGGAAATCAGATAAACAGCGCATGGGCTTTAGATCATTGCCACGAAAATGATACATTTAGAGGCTGGTTGTGCCACAATTGCAATAGGTCGTTAGGCGGTTTTTATGACGATAAAGAGTTTTTACAAAGAGCGATAGACTACTTGGAGCAGTCGGAATGAAAAACATACACACGCTTATTAGCGACATCTACAAACTAGTAGAGACTAAACAAGTCCCTGATGATGTAGATATTGAAGAGTGCATTGAAGCCTTTGGTGAGGGCGTTAAGCGTCTCATGCGCCACGAGTTTACACAAAAGCGTGACGACTCAAGGAAGCTACGCATGTCCAACATAGGACGCAGTGACCGCTTTCTTTGGAACGTCTGGAATGACGTAGAAAAGATGGACGACATGCAGGGCCACACGTACGTTAAGTTTCTGTACGGCCATTTGATTGAGGAGATGTTACTTTTCCTCACACGAGCAGCAGGTCACGAGGTGACGGATGAACAGAAAAAGTGTGAAGTTAACGGTATTAGTGGCTCTATGGACTGCAAAATTGACGGCGTTGTCACTGATGTTAAAAGCGTGTCCACTTTTGGGTTTAGAAAATTCAAAGACGGAGGTCTCGCTTTTGATGACCCGTTTGGCTACGTTTCTCAAATTAAGGGATATGCAAGAGCAGAAGGCCAAACTAAGTACGGATGGTTAGCCATGGATAAGCAGAATGGTCACTTGACGTACCTCATGTATGATGATGAGGACACTCAAGCACCTGTCCATGAGAAGATCGGTTACGACATTGGTGATCGTATCAACCACATCAAAACAATGGTGGAGCAACCTGAGCCACCAAAGCATTGCTATCAGCCAAAGGAAGACGGCAAGAGCGGTAATATGAAGTTGGACACTGGTTGTTCCTACTGTTCCTATAAGAAAAACTGTTGGCCTAACGTAAGAGCCTTTGCTTATTCGTCAGGGCCACGCTATTTAGTAGAGGTATTCAATGAGCCGAAGGTCCAAGAAATCGAAATTTAGAAGCACGTTCGAAGACGATGTCAGCAAAATATTAACAGGTTTTGACTATGAACCATTCACCGTCCCCTACACCATTCAGCGCAGCTATCGTCCTGATTTTGTTCACAGCGCCTCTGGTGTTCTCGTGGAGTGTAAGGGGTACTTCAGAGACGGAGACACCAAGAAGTACACCAGCATCAGAGATAGTCTGTCAGCAGGACAAGAGCTAGTCTTCGTATTGATGCAGCCTAACAAAAAAATAAGAAAAGGTGCCAAGATGACAATGTCCCAATGGTGTGACAAGGAAGGTCTTTTGTGGTATACTATAGATACGCTACAGGAGTTAATTGACTATGTCTCTAACGCTTGAAGAGATTAAGGAAAGGCTGTTAAAAGCCTATGACCCTGACGATCTTTTAGAAGCTTTAGAGATTACTTCAGAGCAGCTTTTAGATCGTTTTGAGGACCGACTAATTAACAGGCTTGATATGTTTGAAGAGGAACTAGAGGATGAAGAAATTGAGTATAGATGATGCAACCCCTAAAGAATGGGACACAATAACGGCGCTTAATAATCTTTCAATCAGAAAGCCTAAGAGTCCAGATCCGGTAGAACAACCAGACCATTACAACAAAGGGACAATTGAGGCCATCGAAGCGATTAAAGCGTCTATGCCTGAACATGAGTTCAACGGCTATCTGAAGGGTAATGCATTGAAGTACCTCTGGCGCTATGACTACAAGGGCAAGCCCGTAGAGGACCTACGCAAGTGCCGTTGGTATATCGACAGGCTTATTAAGGAGATAAACCAGTGAAACGACTACTTCTGCTGCTTCTCCTGTCTGGATGTGTGATTGAGCCTGACACAAGAATCTGTGCTGAATACGGTTCGTACACGACTGTAAAAGAAAGGTGCATACCTATGTACGGTGCTTTGATTTGTGTAGAAGAGGAAGTAACGGAAGTGTTTTGCAAAAGATACTTCGAAGATGAAGAAAAGGAAAATTAATGGACGCATATCAACAATACATTCACAAGTCACGGTACGCTCGTTACCTGCCAGAGGAACAGCGACGGGAGACTTGGGAAGAAACAATCGACAGATACCTGAACTTTTGGATAGAGAAAGACAAACTTACTCTTGAAGAAGCTAACGGTATCTTTTCTGACATCCACAGTTTAGATGTTATGCCCTCTATGCGGGCACTTATGACTGCAGGGGAAGCTCTGGACCGTGACAATGTTGCTGGCTTCAACTGTAGCTACTTACCTATCGACCACCCTAAAGCGTTTGACGAAATGATGTACGTCTTGATGTGCGGTACAGGCGTAGGCTTCAGCGTTGAGCGTCAATACGTATCAAAGCTACCTGAAGTAGCGGAGGACTTTCATGACACCGATACCGTTATACACGTCGCCGACTCTAAAATTGGCTGGGCTAAAGCATATAGAGAACTTATTAGCCTGCTCTATTCGGGTCAGCTTCCAAAGTGGGACGTATCTGGAGTACGATCTGCAGGCGCAGCCCTTAAGACCTTCGGCGGTAGAGCATCTGGTCCAGAACCTCTTGTCGATTTGTTTAACTTCACCGTTGACGTCTTTCGGGAGGCTCATGGACGTAGGCTCTCCTCAATCGAATGTCACGATCTCTGCTGTAAGATTGCACAGATCGTCGTTGTCGGGGGAGTACGCCGAAGTGCTCTCATCAGTTTGTCTAACCTCACTGACGATAGACTCCGAAGATGCAAGTCAGGCCAGTGGTGGCAGGACAATCCACAGCGTGGCTTAGCAAACAACAGCGCATGTTACACAGAGAAGCCAGATTTTGAGGCGTTTTTAGATGAATGGAAAAGTTTATACGAGTCCCGTTCAGGAGAACGAGGTATGTTCTCTAGAATTGCAAGTCAAAAGCAAGCTGCAAAGAACGAGCGACGAGACGCTACCTATGATTTTGGAACTAATCCGTGTAGCGAAATTATCCTCCGACCCTATCAGTTCTGTAATCTATCGGAAGTTGTTGTCAGGGCAACCGATACGTTGTCAGACCTCAAACGAAAAGTACGTACTGCGACTATCCTTGGAACTTTACAGGCTACCTTGACAGACTTCCGTTACCTACGTAAGGTGTGGAAGAACAACACTGAGGAAGAAGCACTGCTTGGTGTTAGCTTGACAGGCATCATGGATCATCCGACGTTGTCGGGAAGGAGAGATAAAGGTGTCCTCAAAACATGGCTTACTGAGTTACGTGAAGAGGCTATCGGAACGAATAAATTATGGGCTGACCGACTGGCTATTAATACTAGTTGCGCTATCACCGCCGTTAAGCCTTCTGGTACTGTTAGTCAACTGGTGGATTCTGCTAGCGGTATCCATCCACGATACGCACACCAGTACATCAGACGAGTACGAGCAGATGCAAGAGACCCACTGTGTCAAGTACTGGAAGCAGCAGGAATACCCGTAGAGGACGACGTAATGTCTCCTAGTACTAAGGTATTCTCCTTCCCAATAAAGTCTCCTGAGGGCGCTGTGGTGGCGTCTGAGATGGGAGCAATGGAACAACTTGAGCTATGGGAGATTTATCAGGACTATTGGTGTGAACACAAGCCCTCCATGACGTGTTACTACCGTGATAATGAGTTCCTTGAGGTAGGTCAGTGGTTGTACAACAAGTTCGATAAGATTAGTGGAGTATCGTTCCTCCCTTATTCCGAACACACGTACCAACAAGCGCCCTATGAACCCATAGACTTAGAGACCTATGAGAAGCTGAAGGAGGAATTCCCAGAGACGATTGACTGGAACATCTCTGAGAACTCTGACATGACGGAAGGGTCTCAACAGTTAGCCTGTACCGGGAATAACTGTGAGTTGTAACTTAGGGGCTTCGGCCCCTTTTTTATTTAAGGAACTTATCAAACAGACCTTTCTTTTTGGGCTTAGATTCCCTAAGAGGCATACGAAGACCTAACTCTTTTTGTTTCTCAGGGGTCATAAACTCTCTAATAACATTGTTAGCTTTTTCTATCCTGTTTAATTTACTACGTAAATGAGAAGGCATTTTACTTTCGTCACCTTCTGCATCCACGTAAGCGTCAATAGCGTCCAGTAAAAAATGCTCCCCTGCTGTTTTCTGCATTTGTCTAAAAATTAGAGAAGAGTCCTTATCTCCTTTTTTATCTGCAAATTTAGCAAGGTCCTCTAGAGGTAGTTTGTTGGCTCCTCTATGATAGAACTCGTGCATGATCGTTGTATCGGGCCTGTTTATTACACCTAACCTTTCTGAGTCTATAACGTCTTGATAATACACTTCGTCAGCTACAGGAGTGCCCATAGGAAAAAGACTTCTAGACTGCATTACTTTATTAGCGGAAACGTCGTACTCTGGCGGAGTATAGAAACCTGCAACTCTTCTACCACCTCTTTGGTACGCAGGAGCCTGCCCTCTTCTAGCCATTTCTGAAGTTTGTTGTCCAAACTGACGCGGTGTAGTAACGTCACCTTTAGTGGGGTAATCACCAGAATAGCCAAAGCCAGCAATTAGTCCGTACTTACCACCCGGACGTGCTTCAGCAGGGACACGATTAAATACGTCCATCATCAACTCATAGTCCATAAGTTTCTGTGACTTTTGTTTACCGTTCATTTTCTTGCTCCTGCTGACGTCTTTGTTCCTCTTTGTAAATCCTTTGAATCTCTTGTCCAGCACGTATGCCTGATCTACGGAAGAAAGTCTCGAGCTGTCCTAATTGACGTGCTTCTGTAGCCTTGTCAACAGCACCTTTGGACTGTAAACGTAGTATCGACTGTAAATACTCAGGATCTGAAGCAGCCCTAGTTAAAACGGCTCTGCTTTGGGCTGCGGGTAGACTATCAAATACTCTAGTAAAAACCCTAGATAAAGTACTTGCAAATTGTAATGCTGCAGGACCTGAAGGACCTACTTGGCTTGCTGTTTGTACACCAAGGAATCTAGCCATAATTTGAACGGGCGCAGTAGATCTAGCTACTTCCTCAGCACTTAAGGACTTACCACTAGTAGTCATCTTTCTAGCAGCAAGGGTACTTACTTTGTCCAAATTAGACAGCGCCTTTCGTTGTTCCGGTGTCAACACGTCGGTAAAAGCTGTAGCTAGATGTTTGTCACCCCTTAAAATTTTAGCTAAGGATGCAGTTTCTCCGGGTATGTCCCTAGCGGCGACAGTAGGAATTAGTCTATCTACTATTTCTCTAACATAGATAGTTTGTAACCCTTGTTGTACACCTTCCTCAGCAGCAACAGCATTAACATTCTTTAAGTCTGCTCTGTTAAGTTTTCTAAGCGTTGCTATTACATTGTCAGGGTCTGCACCAAGTAAGGCTGAAACACCTACAATGTCTTCGTCTGTTTTAGTACTTAGACGGCCTTCTAAACCAGCCCTACGTTCAGCTAAAGTATTAATCTCTAAGTCTAGTTGTTCAAGATTCCTAGACAAATGAGGGAATTTTCTTAAGGTAGGTCCGTATGTTTCAAAGAATTTCTTCCTTGCTTTTGGTGTGTCCGCTACAGAAAACTTAAGTATCAAAGCTTCTTCAATAGGTCCTCTTAGTCCTTTTGCAGGAGGAATACCTTCAAGTCCTTGTTGCTCTGCTTCAAGTGCCCTACGTACTTGACCTATGTTTGCTCCGGGGACTACTATAGTGTTTAGTGCGGACTCAGGATCAATCCTACGGTCACCTTGAGCGTCTAAGTTTAGGTACTTACCTAGCTTACCTCTGTTGTAGTTTTGATTAATTGTACGAGTAACTTCAGCGGCTGCGCGGTAGGATTCCGCGTTAGGTCCTGAATCAATAAAGTCTCCAATGAGGTCGTCAAGTCTGGACAAAGCAGAAACAGTTTCTTTATCACCGTTCTTTACAGCATCTCTCTTTGCACTTAGTAAACGAGACCTATAACGCTGTAAAGCTTCAAATGTTTCTCTAGCGTCTGGAGCTTTTTTAAAAGTACCATCATCTTGCTTAATCTGCTTACCAAAACGCATGATTTCATCGTCACCAAACATTCCAGCAAAGCTTTTGTCGCTGTAGCCCTCACGTAACATTTGGTTTCTTAAGCGCAAACCCATTAGTCTAAAGCGCTTGGCGTCCATTTGTACGTGCTTGTCTACAGTGGACCACATTCTTGCTTCGTAGTCCTTAGCTCTTTTGTAGCTTCTTTCTAAAGCGTCAGCAAAGTCTACACTTAGCTGGTCCATAGTAACCGGAGAACCGTCTCTTCTAGGCACGACAGACGCTTCTAGTTTATCTGCTTGATTCCTAGCTAAGTCAATTTCACTTTCTAGTCTACGTATCCAGTCATTAGTTCTTGCATTCAGAGTAGATAAAAATGTTGTTGTGTCCCCTGCAGCAGCTTCCTCTAGACCTTCTAAAATAGATTCAGATACTTGATCCTGATTACGACCAAGGATGTTGTGTATGTTTGCGTCGTTTCTAGCAGCACTTTGGAACACACGCATAACGCCGGGATCTTCTGCTAATCTAGCAGCGTCTACTTGAACTCCCGGAGGTAGTGCCGACTCAACAATAAGAGAATTGGTGCTTATGTTTTCTATGGCCTGTCCTACGTCTTGAGCCTCCTCAGAAAACACCTTGCCTACACGAAGTTCTGCACCTGATCTTGTGAACTGCCTAAGTTGTTCACCTATAAAACGACTACCTGTTAAAGCCGCCGAAGGTACAACGCCTCCAGCAAGGGACGCTCCCATTTCTCCAATAGGACCTGCTCCTGCTTCTCTAGCAAAAGCAGCAGGAACACCAGCACCTGTTGACACTGCAGTTTCCAGACCCACAGCACCGGGAGCGGTCGCCATTCGAGCCATGGACTCTGTGACGGTGTCAGGAGCACCTGTAGGCATTCTACCCGCTAAGTACCTTTGTCCTAATTCTCTAGCTGCAGCACCGTATCCAAAGCCTCCACCAGCGTACTCAGCCGCTGTTTGAACTCTACGTTCAGTAGGGCTGTCTACATAAGGAGATTCTGTTAAAGGTAAACCAAATACTTTTGTTGATAAACGATCAAGGGCCTGACTAGGCGTACCCCCTGTAGGTAAGTCAAACGCCTGTAGTCCAGCATTGACCACATCAAAAGGTAAATCCGCAAACGACAGAACTCCCCTGTTAACACCGGAAGCTATGGCGTTTGCTAGTCCTGCAAGGTCTGTCTTTTTAGCACGAAGTTCTTCTATCTCAGGCTTTTCTTCAAGCGGTTGTCCTGACAATCCTCTGTACTCTGCAGCAAGAACAGCCAAATCATCTATCATTTGCTGTTTTTTTACAGGGTCTGTTTCAGCTTGAATCATAGAGTCAAGACGTTGTATCCCATTCTCTAAGTCTTTTTTAGTAGCCATGTTTTGTCCTGTTAGAAATTATACTTACTAAGGATTGAATCCGTTGTTCCTGCTGTAGCGCTAACGTCGTTACTTAAAAGAGGGTCAGTGTATTTTTTAACTACTTTTTTCATACTTCCCGGTCTATCACTCCTAAGTAAATCATAGTCTTCGTCGGTCAGTGTTATATTGCCAGCTTCTAAGGCTTCAACTCTGGCGTCTGCAGGAGTTATTTCTCCAGCCGTTAATTTAGCATTAATGTTTGTTAAAGCCGCTGCAGCAATAAGCTTGTGAACCATCGATTTAGCAGATCCAAAATCCTTAAAGGTAATGTTTACCATGTCAGTATATCTTTGAATCTCGTTTTGTTGAACAGCAGCGCCCGAAGTAAAACGAACCAAAGCTTCTCTAACGTAGTTTCGATAACCGTCTAAAGCTTCAGTAGCGTCTGTACTTAAAGGAGAAACAGCAGAAAGTAAAACGTCTCCTTGTAAATTACCAAATGTGTCTAGTTCATTGATAAAACGATTTGTTGCTCCAGCAGCAAAACCTAAGAAAGTTGTTGATCGGTTTTCTGCCCTAAACTTAGGTATTGAACCTTCAGCAGTAACTTTAGGTGCTGCTATTAAACCCAGTTCACTAGGTAAAGCCCATCTACCGTCTTTAAAGACTTTAGCGCCTTTTGTAGCCAGCATGAAAATTTCGCCTGTTTCAGCGTTTTGATAACTTTCGTTTTTAGAGTCTTCCCCTCTCATAGCAGCCAAAGCTTTTAAAGGTTGGTCTTTATAAAAACCGTCTTGTATGTCGTCAATAATTTCTTGAGGGGCGTTATAAGATTTGGCACGATTAGCCATAGCTGTTGCCGTTACTCTTTCACCTGCTTTTTCTAAAGCTTGTGTTGTTTGATATTCCGTTATGGATCTTACAAGCTCTTGTAAACCTTCTGCATCATCAGAAAAAACATTAATTAAGTCTTCATTTACTTCAAGACTTCTTGCAGCTTCACTGGCTTCGTTAAAAGCTTCGTTTTCTTGTTGAATTCTAAACTCTTCAGCTAGTACTGTTTTTCTCATTTCTTCTAGTTGCGGAGCAGTTGCAAATTGAGCAGCTTCGGCTATCTGCTCTAGACCCGGAATATCCCCCGCCCTTTGAATAATATTGTCTCTTAACAAATTTAAATTAGATAAGGCTGCATTTTCCGTAGCCAGTGTTCTAGACGCTTGGGACGCTTGGAGAGCTTCAGGTAATTTTCCTTGACTTTTAAAATAATTAGACAAGTTAGACAAACCTTCGGGTGTGCCTAAGTCTAAATTACTTAACATGCGGCTTTCTTCTCTTTTTCTAGGTAAAGCCCCTAATTGCTGGGCAGCCGTAAGCATTCCTTGCTGATACGAAGGCTGCAAAAGACCCTGTAAAAATTGTGTTGAAAACTTAGCCATTTGTAGCCTCCAATTAACCGAAGATGCCGAACAAGCCGCCACCAGACGGATCAAGTCCTATTACGTCGTCTAGGAACTCAGACATAGACTTACCAGTGCCTAGGACACCACCCCCGCCTCCGCCGCTTCCACCGCTACCGCCTCCGGTTGTTCCTCCACCAGCGCTTACGTACGTGGGTTGCAACGCTTGCTGCAACAAACCTGTACCGATCTGACCCATGAGGTTAGCTTGACCGATACCTGAGGACAGGAGGGCCTCAATACCGCTCATTTCAGCTTCACCGAACATACCAGCGCCCGACAACTGTCCTCGTTGGGCTAGTTGAGCAGTAGTCATAGCAGGCTGTACTGCGGCAGTCAACTGTGCCTGAGGTACGTAACCAGCGGACAGGAATTGACCACCAAGTTGTGCCTGCTGCGCCTGCTCTGCTTGCGCCTGTTGCATTGCAGTCAACATAGCTCTGTTACGGGCTTCTTCCTGTGCCGTAGCCATAGCCAGCATTTCAGGAGTAGCGCCACCATAGGCAGCAGAACTAACCCCAAGGCGTCCCTGTGCTGCCAAACGCTCTTCCAAAGCCAACCGCTGACGTTCCTCTTCAGGACGCATAGCTGCTCTCATGCGTTCAAACACGGCCTGCTCACGGGCGTCCATAGGCTGTTGGGCCTGACCGTAGAACTGACCAGCGCCGCCCAAAAGCTGCTGCTGTAGTGCTGCTTCTTCTGGAGACACGGTCATCGTAGTCCCACCTTCAGGACCGACACCCATCATACCACCAGTAGAAGTAGTCACAGTGAATGGCTTAAACTCTGTCTGCTCTAGGCCCTGACGTGCGATCTGAGACGCCTCACGTCTAGCCCTTTCGCCTACGTCACCCAGACGTTGGTACGCCTGTTGTGCAAGTAGAGCACCTGCACCAGTACCTAAAGCCTGTTGACCGCCAGTGCTGCCTAAGAAACCACCAATGCCGCCTAGTATACCACCTAGGGTATCCGCAATAGTGTTATTAGATTGCTGAAATATATTAGGCGATGTAGCACCTGCGCTTAATATCCTAGGGTCTATTCCAATATTGTAAGGATCAGGGTTTGCAACAACACCGCCTGAGCCTGTACTAAGAGCGTCACCATAGTCACCAATATTGTATGGATCGTTAATTGTAGCAACCATTGCTATCTCCCGTTAAAGTAACTTACCTATCAAAGCCATTACGTTAATCTCCTGAAGTGACAGTGGTGAGCCATCTATCTCTGACTCTAGACCTACCTGTACACTTGTTCCATATCCGGTGGTGTTGAGGCTACGCTGGTTTGTTAGCTGACCACCTGTAAATTCTACTGTTGTATACTCACTTTCACCGTAGAACCCAGTTATCTGCGTACCTACCGTAAAC